TGGAGGCTTCAGGGATTAAAGAGGTTGAGGGGGGGCTGTTCATGCACCGGGCGGCAATCGTAAGGCACCTGCTTCGGGGAACGGACTGGGAGACCCAGAGAATCGACAAGCTGCTCTTGCGGATCCCGGGCGCTCGCAGGTCGGCCAGGAGAATTAGCGGGAAGATGATGCGGGGCATTGTGATTCCGTCGCCAAGCACTGATGCAAAAAGCGATGCGTTTTGATTCCGAAAAGTGTATCAGCCCATTCGGCTGTGAGTGACCAAGGAAGAAAAACTTTTTGAGCCAGAAAAGCAAGCGCATCAAGCGCATCAGGCAAAATCGATGAAAAAAAGAAAAAAACCCCTATATTATAAGAGAGAGAGAGAGATATGAGAGAAAGAGATATAGTGATGCGCTAGTTTGCAAACATATACACTCACACCCCAATCCATCCCTCAAACAGATCCTAAAAGACCTCCCTATAGGTGTGTGTATATTCTTCTCCCAAAAGGCGCATCCGCGCAGCATCCTAATTAGAACCCCCAGCAGAGGTATTCCAATGGACCTTCTTGGAACCGTCAAAACCCGCCAACCAGAGCCATCCTTCGAAGCCCTTGCTCTCGATTGGCTGGGCGAATCTCTGACCGACCAATCCACCAGCCCACCCGACCCGCCACAGACACCCCCCGCTCCCTGCTCCTGCTTGTGCGTGTTCCACTGGGTGTCGCTTGACGGCTCGGCCCACTGCTGCGATTGCCGGCCCATTCCGTCACGTCGGATGCTGGTCAGCCTTTGGGAAGCCGTGGCCAATCCCTGGCGGTGGCAAACATGGCGTCCTGCCCACTGGGACCCGTTCGCGGACATTGATGAGCAGCGGCAGCAGCTAGCATCAGATCAGGCAGCAAAACAGGCAGTAAACGAGACATTCTGAAAACGCCCTTGCAACAAACCGAGGTTTCGGCCTAAGATACTCCAATCAAGGCGACGGATATCGCCCCTAAAAATCAAAGCAAGCTCTTAGCATGGACATGCCGGGATGCTGAACGCAAGTTCGGTGCCTCAGTGTGTCCATGCTTTTTTTATTGCCTTAAGGGGGAACGCAATGAAACTCGACGCCGAAAAACTGGTCAACCAAGCCGCCAATCTGCTTAGCAATTTTGAGCTGGTTGCCATTTTCATTCCCGAAAAGGGATTGCTGGGCAAAGTCAAAACCTTTTTGCAATTCGTTTCCGATCGAATCGACACGCAAGACGAACGCGATGCGGTGGTTCGATTCCTTCGGTTGCTGCCCGTGATGCAATCGACGGGAGACGGCACCAGCCCGATTGTCGGCTTGCCAGATTCGATGGTCGGCTGCGAGGACTGTGCCGTGGCAGTCCAGGCTCTTTGCGATGGCGATTGCTGCGGTGACGACTGCCATGCGTAGGGGACTCGAAGCTCTTGAGCGCACTGAGCGCGAAATAAAAAGAGACGAACGCCGCAAGGAGCGACGTGAAAAGTTCCGCCGGGCGATGGATCGCCTAGCGGTTCTTGCAGGCACTTTGGGCGGTTACTTTTTTGGCACACGTAAAATTGGCTGGGTAATCGCGGCGGTGCTGGCTGCGATTGGTGCGGCAATTATCTGGAAGGTCACGCGATGACGACTGGCACTGCCTTGGCTTGCATTCTTGTTGCTGATTTTATTACCGGATTAGTGCATTGGATTGAGGACACTTATGGTGTGCCGTCGTGGCCGCTTATAGGTAAGTCGGTCATACAGCCGAACATTGAACACCACAAGAGGCCTGGTCTGATTGGTTCAATGGGTTCGTTTTTTGGCCGAAATTACCAGCCAGCATTGCTGGCGATCGCTGTTTCTCTCGGTTTTTACTTGACCGGAACATTGAATTGGCATGTCGCAGTTATTGCATTGGCTGCCAGCTTTGGAAATGAAATACACACATGGGCACACAGAAAAGACCCTGGGAAAATCGTTCGGTTCCTGCACTCCACGGCATTGGTGATGACGCCGCAGCAGCACGCTCGCCACCACAGGCCCCCATATACCACGTATTTTTGTACGATAACTAATTTACTGAATCCGATCTTGGAGCTTATCTGGTTTTGGAAATCTGCCGAGTGGGTTCTGTCCACTGTGTTTGGCGTGACCGCAAATCGCATGACCAAGGAACGCGAATTCGTTTGAGTTTTTTCAATCTAGGAGCCAAGTAATGAGCCAAGCCAAAGCGATTCATGTATCAAAACGAACACTGGCCGGTGTCGCTGCCATTGCGCTGGTTGCCATCCTGGCTTACCGCGCGCCGGAGATCATCTTGGCGGCCAGGGGCACTGTAGCCCCTGTCGACGCGCCTGCCCCGACGGTTTCTATCGCGTCAACGGTCGAAGGCGATAGAGAGCGACAACAGCTTGCAGCGTATTGCGAGGCATGGTCGCAGGCGATGCCGCAGGTGGAAGACTTAGGTCAATTCCGCGCGGCGAGTAAGTCTGCGGATAGGGCGTTGCAAGAATCGAGCAAGCTACCGGACCTTGCGGAGTTTGGCGAGGCCCTTCAAGCCCGAATCGAAACCGCGATTGGCGGCGAGCTTGATCCGTCACGCACTGATTTGCAGCCGATCGCCGATGAGCTACTTCGCGTGGCAGAGGAGTTGCGAGAGTAATGTCCGGCCCAAAATTCCAATCATGGCAGCAGCCCGAAACCAGTTCGATTGCGGATATTATTCGCCAGTACGAACGTGGTTATCGGGGCTGCAAGTACGACCAAGAAGGATCGGAGCGGCTGGCGTCCTACGGCGCTGCTTGCGCTGAGGATGCTCTATCCAGCCTCGGATACCAGGATTCCGCTAAAGGCCAGTTGGTTATTCCATTCATCCACGTCGAAAAGGCCTATCCGCTGGCTTACCCAGGGCCAGGGCAGCAGCGCGGTAGTTGTGTTTCTCATTGCATGCGGAACGCGGCATTGATTACGATGGCCGGCGAGGTGGTGTCTGGCCTCCCCGATCCAATCAGCGGCAAACAGGAAGAGTTCCCCGAAGTCTCGCAAGTCGCCGAGAAGGCTGGCGTGCTGGCGATCGAGCCATCTTACCACCACCGCAATCATAGCGGAGACGGTTGGTGGTGCGAATCTTGTGCTGACGTGATGGTTCGCAAGACAGGTGCCGTTTTGAGGCAGGATTATGGCTTTGCGAATCTCGAAAAGCTCGACCCAGACTACGCCGGAAAATTCTGGAAAGAATCACAAATACCGAAAGAGGTGCGAGACGCCTTTGACAACAACCGATTTTCCGACGCATCGAAAGTGACCGACCCCGGCGCAATCCGGGACTTGCTCGCACACGGCATCGGCATCGGTTCGTGTGGCAGCGAAGGATTTTCTAACGTCCGCGACGAAAACGGCGTCAGTAATCGCAAGGGCAACTGGGCTCACGCAATGGACATAATCGGTTCGGATGATCGACCAATCATCCACCGGAAATACGGTGAAATGCTTAAATTGCTTCAAAACTCTTGGGGCAAATGGAATTCTGGACCTCGCCGGATATTGGGGACGGAAATCGACATCCCCGAAGGTTGCTTCTGGGTGCGATGGAGTGACATCAAGAGGCGTTCTTTCGTCGCGCTCGCCGGTCTCAATGGATGGGAACGAAAACTACTGCCAGATTTATCGAGAGGTTTTGTATGATGCGATTTCCATGGCCCTATGCCCTATCCGTTGCCGCTTCGATTACGATCGTCGCTTTTCTGCTTTCGCTTACAGGCTGTTCTAGTTCGCAGCCAACGCAAGATGACTACATGCCGGAGATTGCCGTTGCGATTGGTTTATCGTCCGTACAGAAAACAGACGCACCAATTACGCCTTCCGATGAATGCGGCAACTGCGGTGGCACTGGCGTACTGGGTGACGGCACGATCGAAATGCCGTGCGGAGAATGTGGCGGCGACGGCATTTTGTCGGTCGCTGAATGCGATGACGGAATTTGCATACGGGCACCGGAAGAAAAAACCACCGAAGCCGAGGCGGACGTTGCCGAGGATTTTATCTTGCCGACCGACGAAACTGCAAACGACGAATTGCCTGCAATCGTCGAGCCCATTGAGTCGGTCGAGCCTCCCAGCAGCGACGTACCGCCTGCTTCGGTGGACAAACCTAAATGGATTCGCCAGACAACTATCCCGAAACAAGGCTTAGTCGTCGTGCATTACATGTTCGATGGATGCAAGCCGTGCGAGCGGATGGAAGAGAATGTGTTATCTGCGGATAGCGCAAAAGAGGCTTTGCGTGCGTTTGATTCGTGCATTGAATGGGACGTTCGCAAAAAGAGCGTTCCGGGTGTCGATTTTGTTCCAGCCGAGGCTATTTTCCTGGACGGCAAGCGTGTGTCTTTCGCCAGGGGATTCCCAACCGCCAGTGGCTATACTACGTGGCTTTCGCGCCACAATACAAAACGAAAGTAGGTGATCTTTGAAGTATTTGCTAAGCGCTGTTTGCTTTTTGGCAATCGCAATTGTTGCGGACGTTTCGGCGCATCGAAATATCGATGTTCCTTCGCAGCAAGAGGAAGAGAGTGAAGGCGATCAAGATGGCTGGATGCTGGCCATGAACAGCACTTCTCACGGCTCGCAAGGTTCGCAGGGTTCGTATCAACTGCACGGCGAGTCCCAAGGCTCGCATGGCACGTACGGAAGCGGCCCAGTTCGCCGGGTGTTTAAGCGACGTGCTGAGCGTCGTCAATCGCGTCGCCATGAACGGCAAGGTCGTTGGCAACATCGCCAACAGCATTCTAGTGGTGGTTCGGTAGGATAATCCTTCCCGCTGCTGGGCCGTGGGTTTGGACGCCCATTGCAAACGGCCCAGCGGTTTTTTAAGGTCGGAAAAATGTCGTCGCTAAAATCAATCACGCTTTTGGTCGCAACCTTTGTAGTTGTCCCTTCAGAATATATTTCTGATTTAGTCGGGATGTGCTTGGCTTTGCTTGGTGGAGCAGCAGCACAGATGCCCCAGATGGGGAAGCTGCCAGCCTTAGAGATTGCGGGCGAATTACTTGCTTCGGCTCTCGCCGGCTTTGTCGTCCACGCTGCTGCCTTGTCTTTTGAAAGCCCGCCAACGCAACGCATTGTTTTTGCTTCTTGCATTTGCGGGGGTTACTGCGGTGCTGAAACACTTCGGTACTTTTCTAAGGGGTTCCGCCGTGATAAAGACTGAGCGACTACACCCGATATTGGTTTGGGTTGCGATCATATCGATCGTCGTCTTCGTGCCGGGCATGGCCGAGTCTTACTACACGTCGCACAAGGGCAAGCAGGACCGCAACAGACTGGTTCGGGCACTCACACAAACGCACATTGCTACGGTAGTTGCCGATGAGAAGATGGACATAATCCACCGCAACCCGAAGGCCGATGAGATTTTCGGCGTGTCCCTAGCGGGGAAGCGAATATGCGACCTAGTGCCGGAAGGGCATGGGGACGTTCACGCCGAGGGTGTCGAGCGATGGAAAGAAAAGGGTGGAGTTAGGGCAGAGCCAATCCATTGCAAAATAACCCTACCCGACGGAACAGAGCGCGACGTACAAATAGCCTTGTGGTCAACGCATTGCAATGGCGAAGTGATTTTTGTAGCGGAGATAAAGTAGCATGACACTAGCAGAAAAAAACGAGCTTCTACTCCTGAACTTATCGATGGACGAAACGTCGGGAGTCTTAGTTTCCGATTCGTCGACAAACCGAAACGATGGGACAATGACGCCCGGTAACTTGCCGAGCGTAACCGGTGCAGATGGAAAACTTGGCCTGCGATTCAACGGCACGGACGAATACATTAATATGGTGTTGCCCCCCGTGCCGGAAGATATTACCGCACTGACCATACTGGTCGATTTCAAGTTCGACGGTGGACCAGGAACTCGCCGAGTCATTCTTGAAACCTCAGATAACTTTTCCCTGAGCATAGAGATAGGCACTGACCAAGACTTGAACGGAAGTTTTCGCCGGACTGGGGATGACTGCACCTTTAACGGCCCGGTCTTGGTTCAGGGCCAGCGATATAAAGTAGCGTTCGTCTATAATGGTCGGAGAATACGCGTTTATGTCGACGGTGTTTACGTCGGAAGGTCCAACGAAGGCGGTGGTGATTTGGAGTCGATGAACGGCTTGCATGTTGGCACTTTTCGCTCGGCAAATAACCGCTGGTTCGACGGCGTGATCTACGAAGTACAAATATATCACAGCGAACTTACCGACAACGAGCTTGCCGAATACAGCGCTGGAAGCAGGAATGCCACGCTTGTCGACTACGCCATAGTCGGGGCAGCAACAAAAACAGGTGCAGTAGTCGCAGCAAAAACCAAAGTGATTTTGCCGACAAAGCTAGCCGTTTACGCCAACGAATCTCTGATTCTAGAGACAGCCGAAGTAACGCCAGACGCTAATAATCGCGTCAAAATACCGATCACCGGCCTCGATCCGAACAAGAGATATACTGCAAGGATCATGCAGGGCGACCTAATCGACGTGCATAATGACGTTGTATTTCGGACGCACCCCGAAGGGAACGCGAGCTTTACTTTCGCCACTTCTTCTTGTGCTTCCGGTGCGGATTTCCCCAATACAACTTCGACTTCTGACCACCCGGTTTTTACGCACATTGCGAAAGCGGATCCGCTTTTCTTTGTCCACACGGGTGACCTGCATTACTTCGATATCGCGGTAAATAATATCTTGCTTTTCCTTGCGGCTTTTGATTCTGTAATGTCGAGCCGTAATCAGCGTGGCCTGTTTTCCATTTTGAGCTTGCTCTACATGTGGAGCGACCACGACTACGGTCCGAACAATTCTAATTCGTCTTCACCCTCCCGCCCTGCCGCTATTCAATCGTACCGCGACCTAGTACCTCACTTGCCTCTGCCAGACAGCGAGGGGATTTACACAGACCAAATTATTGGCCGAGTTCATTTTATCTACACCGACGAACGGGCATATCGAGACACTTCTGCGGCTACAATTCTCGGCACGGTTCAGAAGCAATGGCTCAAAGACACAATGTTAAACTCTTCGGCAGAGTTGTTTATCGTTTTCGTAGGCGTGCCGTGGATTGCACCATCAAACTTCAGCGACACGTGGGGCGGGATTGCAAACGCCGAGCGAACGGAGCTGGCAGACTTTTTCCAAGAGAATGGTTTCAATGGTAAGCTGCTTTTGGTGCATGGCGATGACCATGCTAGTGCTTATGACGACGGCACAAATAGCAATTACGCAACGAGCCCCGAAGGTAAAGGGCCGGCAGTGCTCTTGGCATCGTCTCTCGATTCCGCACCGATCATTGCGACCTACAGCGGGCCGTACAGCTCAGGAGCGAAGACGCTAGGACCCGGTCAATATAGCTTGGTTGGAATTCGAGACGACGGGGACAAAATAACAGTCACCTGCACCGGAGTTAAATTCGACGGCGTGACAGAATCGCAGACTTTTCAGCACAGCTTTTCCGTTGCGACAGAAGCCGACGTGGTGAGCGGCATTGTTGCCGACCCTAACTTTGCGACTTTGTTTGCTGATTCGGCAGCGGCGAAGGTAATTGTCGACGACTGGACCCAAGGCGGGCGGCTGGATTTGATCGTTGATGAAGTGCTGGCTGATACTGCCGTGATGCCGGCAGCGGTTGACGCAGCTATTGCAAACAGGCTGGACGGTGTTGACCTAACGCAAGTAATCGCAGACGCAATAGCAACCGATTGGGTGGCTGGCGATGCTTCCCCGATGGCAGTGGCCGCAGCTCTGGTAGCCAATCCGACGTTCGCCACGCTCGTTGCTGATGCGGCTGCTACTAAGGTGACCACAGACAAGCTCGACCCGCTGATTGAGCCGGGGGCTCCTGCGTTTACTGCGGTGGCTTTGGAGGGGGCTCCTACTGGGGGTGGAGGCAGTACGGAAGGACTGGCAGAAGAAATTGTTGCGGCTATTGTTGCGGGCGAAACATTCATTCCAAACAACATGCACGTCTGGCAGTTAGCCCGCAGCACTACAGGAGTGATCGTGCGAGACAGCTTTGTAATCAAGAAAGCACCATCCGAAAAGCTTTTATGTTACGTCGACTTTTCTGCACTACTTGGCAAAGGCGAGGAGGTGAGCGAGATTTTATCGTTAGACGCATCCGGGGGAACAGTATCTGAAGTAGTTGCCAGCCGAGGGATACTTGGGAGGTTCGTCTTCGTCGAGCTCGAAGCAGGCGACGTCGGCGACAGGGCGATGGTTGATGTCATTGTTAAAACAACGCGGACGCAAGAGCTTGCCGCAACTGCGATGGCCCTCGACGTTGTCTGATGGCGTTGATTATAGGCGATAAAAAAACTGCCTTTTTTTGAGTTGAAAAATCGGATTTTTTAGGGCGAAAAAACGGGGGTCGGTCGGGTCCTTTGAGGCACCCCCTGGCCCCTGGTTCGCGTTATTACCCGAACACTTTTTGCAGATAAGAATGAAAAAACAGCCTCTCACCTATGATTATTGGGATGAATGAAACCAAAACGCAAGGAACCGAAACAGACGCAGCTCGACGGGTCGTGTGCTCGCGTGCTGGCACTTCGCCCCCAGGTGTTTGACCGGGTGTCGATCAAAGCTTTGGTTGGCGATCGAGTTGTCGCTTCGATGCCGCTGGTTGGTCAGGAATTCGGAGTTAGTGCTATCACGATCCGGCAGGGTTGGAAGGCCAACGGGATGCCAGGCGGCGACGGCAAGTACCGGCTGGTTGATATTTTAATTTGGCGAATGGAGCACAACAAGAAAAACGAGAAGTACACGAAGAGTCGCAGTGAAGGAAGCAGCAGGCTGAAAGAGATTGAGCTAGAGCGGGCGGAAGTTGCACTGGCTGCCGCCAAGTCGAATTACGAAGAGTCGGGCGGCCAGTTGGTTGCACGCGACCAAGTCAAGTCCGAGGTCAGTGCGATGCTCGCCGTGTTCAGCAAGACGCTACTGGACATACCAAGGTCTTTGACACCTTTGCTGCCGGAGAAATTTGTTTCTGCCGTGATACCAGAACTCGAAAAACTGATTCGCCACGCACTCAAGGCATTGTCTGAAAAGTCACACCAAACCTATTTGAAAGAAGGAAAAAACGATGAGCTGTAGCAAGATATCGATTGCTGTTGGAGAGTCGGAGAAGCAAGTCAGTGTGTCCTTCTCCACTTCTGGATGTAACGATCAGTCACTTGAAGTTTCGATTGGCCCGGGCGTGACGCAAGAACTTGTCGCAATAATCAATCCGGATTTATTGCGGGCTTTGTTTGCGGTGTCCAGTGGCAATGCTCGTATTTCCTTTGGCGAAAAGTCCGTCGCTGTGATGCCGCGGATTCCGCTGTTCTGGTACGACGGAATAGGCACGCTTGCCGAAGATGCTATTTGTTCTGAGATTTGTTCGCTCAGTGTGTTTAATCCTGGCGATGAGTCCATTCTGTTTTCACTTCGCGCTTCGCATGTCTTTCCGGAAACGCCCGAAAGCAATTCGGAAGAGGAAGAAATCGAAAGCGAACCGGCCTAGTGGCCTTGTTGGGATACCAGCCTTCGGCCCTGTCGCATGACGTTCTGTCAGCCCTGAGTCCTCCAGGAAACGTCAGGACGTGGGATTGGATTTGCGAGAACGGAAGGATGCCGAACGGAAATCCGTTTGACGGCGATCGCGTCCCGTGGCTGGAGGGTGTGTGCGACGCTTATGACGATCCAGAGACTAGGACGGTTTCGCTTATGTGGGGCACTCGGCTTGGAAAAACGATCGGCGCTTTGCAAATCATGGCGTGCATGATGGCGACCGCTCCTATGCCAGGGCTGTTTACGTCCAGCACCCAGGGCCTGGTCAAGCGAACCGTCCGCAATAAAATCTATCCGATTCTACGCGCTGTCAGCGAGACTGCGTCACAGCTACCGTGTGAGCGATTGCAATCTTGGGAGCGAATCGCACTATCTAAATCGACGTGGAGTGTTGCGTGGTCGGGTTCGTCGACAACACTGGCCGACGTGGATGCGTTTTACGGACACGCAAACGAAATCGACAAGTTTGATTTCACGGAGCAGATGGGCGGCGAGGTGGGCGAAGGCGATCCGCTCGATCAATGGGACGAGCGATTCAAAGAGTACCCTGATTCCAAGCAAATCTATGAGTGCTCCCCGACCACGAAGCTACGCTCTCGCATCTACAAGAAACTTCAGCGCTCGAACAATTGTAGGTTCTGGGTGCCGTGCCCTGATTGCAAAAATCGGCAGGTGCTAAAGCTTGGCTCGGGTGATCCTAAGTCGGGCGGGCTTCTGTTTGACAAAACCACGGAAGGCACTCTGGACCTGGAGACTGCGAGATCGACTTCTCGTTACGTGTGTGAGCACTGTCGTAGGGAAATTTACGACGAGCACCGGTTCGCCATGATGCGAGCAGGCAAGTGGGCACCGGAGGGTTGTTCAGTAAATCGGCGAGGCCGGCTTGTCGGCACGCCCGTTCGTCCTTCGCGTCACTGGGGCGGAAAGCTTTCGTCGCTTTACTCTTTGCAGCTTCGGTGGGGCGACATTGGCGCCAAGTTTGTCGAGGCCCAGGGCAATCGCCGTTCGCTCCAGATGTTCATCAACGGCTGGCTGGCGGACGTATGGGAGCCGTACCGCAGCAAGAGCGAACCGGAGAAAGTTGGCGAGCGTCTTGTAACGGACGTCGAGCCCGGAGTCATCCCTGAATGGGCGACCTGGGTCTTCAATGGCGTTGACGTTCAAGAAGAGTGCTTGGTTTACGCGACGATCGCCGTGGGGCCTGGTGAGCGTATCGCGATTCTTGAAAAGGGAGTCCTTGATTCTTGGGAAGAGCTCAAGCAGGAAGTCATCAAGAGGAAGTTCGAGCACGAGGATGGTGGGGTTCCGCTCAGTGCAGCACTCACATTGATCGATAGTGCGCATCGAACCAAAGAAGTCTACGATTTCTGCAAATCATTCAGAGGCAGCGGACATGTCGTGATGCCATGCAAGGGGGCTAACAACGACTGCAATGGCGAGGCCTACCAGAAGATCATTATCGGCGAGGGAACAAAGACAGGGTCCAAGGCGATGAAGCGATTGGCGCTGGAGGCACGCGGTTTGGTTCGCGTTCGAGTCAACCCGTTTCACTACGAACCAATCATCCAACGTCAGATCGATCAGTTGTGCCCAGAAGATGACGGGTCGCTGAGCATTCCCGCCGGGTATGATGAAGATGAAAACTTCCTGTACCAACTCTGCAATGCTGCTATGTCGGCCGAGCCAAGCAAGGCAGAACCCGACAAGCACCTGTGGGTGAAGCGATGGGAGAATCGCGAAAATGATATTCGTGATTGCCTGAAATACGCTCGTTGCGCAGCAGACCTGAAGTTTCGCGGTGACTGGAACAAGGCGAATCGAAGGCAGGGGACGGTCGCGACGGTCGCACCAAAAGCCGCCAAGGTCAGCGGATCCAGTGCCGGGGCTGGCGATCGAAAATCACGACGGACATCATTGCGGAAAAGAATGCAGCGACGCAGATCAGCACGGAGGTCGTAAACATGAACAGCGGAAATCCTTGCCCGTCTACTCCTGGTTGCACGGGCACGCTAGCAACCTATTGTACGGAAACCAAACCAAGCCTTGGCATGCGCGTTCGTTATTTGCGATGCAATACGTGCGATCAAACGCCAAGCTCCGGCGGAACGGACTGGATCTCCCTGGACCTTGCGCCGCCACGATCTCGGCCGCGACGGATTTCCAGGAAGCGTAAGCCTAAAAAGTGACTACCAGTAATGGTAGATAGCCACGGTTTTCAGTCGACTTCTCCCCTACTCTTAGGGCATGGCGAAAACAAAGATCACTGCCGACTTCGCATACACACCCGCAGAGCAACTGGCCATGTGGAACCAGGCGAGCATGGAGCTTGCGAGGTCGGGCGTGTCCCGATCGGTTCATGGCCGAACGCTGACCGTCGCCAACGGCGCTGAAGTCCGTGAGATGATTAACCACTGGCAAGCCAAGGTGTCAATTTCGCAAGCGAGACCAGGTTCCAGAACAAACATCGCGAGGCACGCGAGGCGATAATGGCGAGCAAAACCAAAAATCGAAACCGCCATAGCCGTCGATCGGGAGGCCGGTTGTCGCGTGCGGGCCATGCGATTCGAGGAGCGATTTCCAATTCCCTCGAAGCAACGATCGGAATCATATCGCCGGCTCGGGCGCTGCACAGGCAGCACCTAATCAAGCTCTCCGAGTACCTCGACAAACGACACGAAAACCGGATGAGCCGACTGGAGAGCGGAGAGTCGCTTTCTAGCGTTCATGCCAGTGGAAGTGGCGGATTCAATTCTGCTCGAAACACACCGGATGCGCATAGCTGGCTCACGAGCCGGCTTTCCATCGACGCGGCCCTGGAGTACGACCTGGAGGAAATGCGATTCCGGTCTGACTCGGCTTATAAAAACTACGAACTGGCTCGCGCTCACGTCGAGCGACGAACGCAACGGGTGGTTGGTTGTGGCATCGGCATTCGCCCTGCTGTTCGCAAGTTGAAGGGCGTGCTGACCAAGTCCCAGGCAAAGGCGATCAACCGACAACTCAACGAGCACCTGGAAAGAATCCTGCCACGGATCGGGCATCACGGCGAGCCGTTTCATGTGATCCAGCGGTTGGTCCAGCGACACTGGGAGAAGGATGGCGAAGCGTTTGTTTTGTTCGGAGACAAGCCGGATGCGATGTCGCCCATCACGCTCAAGATCGAAGTGATCCACCCGCAGCGAGTGATGACACCGCCGAACCAGAGCACCAACCCACTTGTGCGAATGGGTGTTGTCTACAACAGGCGTGGCGATGTGGTTGGTTATTTTGTTCGGTCCGTACATCCAGGCGACAACAAAATCTTCGTCGAGAAGTTCGACTTCATCCCGTCGAAATTCCAGAACGGCTTGCCGAGGATGTTGCATCTTTACGACAAGCTGGAGGCAGGCCAGTCGCGAGGATATCCGCATTTGCAAGTTGCCTTGCGCCGGCTGAAAAACTCCGAGGAATACGAAGATGCAGAGATGGAGCGCAACCTAGTCGCTGCTTGTCACGCTGCATTTGTTACCACGGAAGCCAGCCCCGACCAGTTGGCCGAGTTGTACGGAACAGAGTCGGACGCAGTCACCGGCCGTCGGTACGAAGATATCGAACCGGCCATGATTAAATACCTGAGCCCTCTGGAAAAAGTGGAGTTCAACAATCCCCCTGGCCCGCAGGGGAATTTTGTGCCGTACATCGAGCACCAAGGTCGCATGGCGGCTTCCGGCGTTGGATCGTCCTACGAAATGATGTCGGGAAACTGGAAGGGCCTGTCTTATTCGGCGGCCAAAGCAATCTGGAATGACGAGCAAATACCAATTGACTGCCGGCGCAAAGATTTGATCTCGTCGCTGTTGGTTCCAACTTACCAGCATGTCGTGACTCGATGCGTGACAGGTCTTGATCTGGTCGGGATCGATCCGGTGTTCTACCGATCGGAGCCTTGGCATTTTTGGCGAGCCCGGTTTGTCGCACCGAAGAAATACTTACTCGATCCACAGCGTGAAGGCGCTGCGGATGAACGTGACGTTGCGAATGTTTTTGCTGTGGCATCGGACATTGTTGAGCAGGGCACCGGCGAAGACCGAAAAGATCGAGCAAGCCGTGGCATTGCTAACCCCGAGCCCCGAATGAGTGGCGGGACGAAGCTAGGCGATGAAAATCCCGAAGCCGCGGACCCCAACGCCGAGAGCGAGAAAGAGCTACAGGCCGCCGGATGACTTCGATATCGACATTGCCGACAAGTGACTACCAGCACCTGCAAACGGTCGTTGGTTTGTCGCAGAATTCTCGAATAGACCGGGATCGCCACATTATATTTGGCGTTTCCATTTTGCAAAAAGGCGACCTCAATGACGACCGGCCTTGGATGATCGATAACGTGTCGATCAAACAAGTGGTTGATCTGGCAAAGTCTACCCCAAAAGGCCTGAAGTCTCGATTTACTCATCCCAACATGAGCAACGACGGTCTTGGGAAGTTTATCGGAAGGCTTCGTAAACCTCGCGTGAGCCAAAGCGGCAACGATGCCTTGGCCGACTTGCACATGGCTCCGATCGCATTCAAGTCGTCAATCGAAGGAATGCAGCAGTCGATTGGTGATTACGTGCTGGACCTGGCCGAAAACGAACCTGATGTCTTTGGGATTTCCCTTGCGCCGAAGCTCGACGAAGCAGCCATGGGGAAGCTTGAGAAATCCGGAAGTCGAACGCCGATGCGATTCCTGAAGCATCACGCAGGCGACGTGGTTGACCAACGAGCAGCGACACGCGGCGGTCTTTTCGGGGGCGTTGATTTGTCCATCGGGACGGCACCGCGGCTCGCGTCCGAATCACTTGACAAGCTATTTGCCGACGCTGACGAAATAGTTATCCGCCAACGAGTCGGTTCGTTTCTGAACACCTATTTGGAAAATCGTTTCCAACAAACTCCTGAAAAAACAAAGGAGGCTGAAATGCCCGAGTTGACCATGAAGGACGTAACGGACGCGATTGACACCAGCAACAAATCCTTGCTGAGTGGCATCGACGACACAATCGCGAAGGCTATCCAAGGTGCTCTGACGGACCCTGAGTCGGGTAAAAAGGAGGTCCCCAGTGATCTTTCCGATCAATTGCTGTCGCAGCAGAAAGAGGCGCAGGGCCTGACGGCACTCGCACAGTTGTGCGGACTGTCGAACAGCGATGAGCTTTTGACAGACTGGCTCGGCAAGCTAAGCGCTGGGTTCACGGTCGTCGACGCTAAGGCGCAACTTGGCGAGCTTGCCATTAAGCATAACACGCTAACCGACGGCGATCCTACGCCGGACGACGGAGGTCTCGATCGAAAGCTGAGCGCTGCGTACGACGAACACACGAATCTCCACAAGGGCCTGGGCTTTACCAAGAAGGAATGGATCGCGTCCGCGAAGAAAGAGCTTTTGCGTCAAGCCGAGGACGCCGCGTAGTCCTTGCTGGAGAAAAGTAAAACCTAGATCGCAACTGCATCTAGCACGTTCATAAAACTCAAAACCGAGAGGTACTAAAAGTGGCTACTACTCAAAACCAATTGATCAATCGTGGCGATCGAGACCGGGCGGCCGTTCCCGTTCTCGCTGGTGCCGTAATCCCAACGGGCACGCTGTTTTTTGTCACAGCAGCCGGCTTTGCAACGAACGCGGCCACTGGCAATGTGCTAGGCGGCCTGGCTGTCCGAGGCGGGGACAACGCCTCCGGAGCCAGCGGAGACGTAACCGTCGAAGGCTGGCGAGCGGGGCAGTTTGTTCTGCCAGGCACAGGGTTCTCTCAAGCATCGGTTGGTGACAAAGTTTTCGCTGTCGACAATTACGCACTGACAACCACCGCCGGCTCGAACATCTACGCCGGAAAAGTAACCGAATTCGTTTCGGCCACCGAGGTCAAGTTCGATCTGGACGCACTGGCAGATGCCTAAGTTCGTCCGGGAGTTGTCGCACTAACACGTTGCGTTGAATCGCACTGCATTCCAAATCCACAAAGAACAAAGAGGTAACTACAATGAGTCTCCAAACTGCTGCCTACCAAGCCGTGCAGCGCGATTTGACGTACATGTTCGAGGACGCTGCCGAAGCGGCCACGCCCTATCACCCAGAACTGGCGATGATGATCCCAAGCACTTCGGCCGACGAGAAGTACGGCTGGCTTGGTGCATCGCCTGGGATGCGAGAGTGGCTCGGGGCGCGCGAATTCAAGCAATTGCGAGCCGCAGACTACACGCTCAAAAACAAGCACTGGGAATCGTCCGAAGAGTTCGAGAAGAACGACGTTGATGATGACCGAGTCGGCGGATTCAAAACGCGAATTGGCAATCTTGCCGATGAGGCGGCCTATCATCCAGACGAATTGCTGTTTGACATCGCAAACGCTGGCAACACATTGCCTTGTTTTGACGGTCAATTCTTTTTCGACACGGATCACTTATGGGGTGATTCCGGCGTGCAGTCGAACGACCTGTCGTTTGCCTCCGGTTCGCCCACATCCCCCACCCCAGCGGAATTCAAGGATTCGTTTCACGCTGCCTTGATCAATATGCTTGGCCTTAAAAACGACCAAGGCAAGTATTACATCCGACCTCGCGTCGGAAAGCTCGGCAGTCTGGTTTGTACTGTGCCTTTGAATATGTACGAGGCAGCAGCCAAGGCGTTTGAGCAAGTCGTGGTGGTTGAGGGCGGTGCGGGTGTTAGTAACTTCAGTCTGGAGCGACCAAAAATTGTTCCGGTCCAGTACATGCCTCAAGGGGCAAGCTGGAACCTGTACTACACCGGCGGCCGACTCAAGCCGTTTATCTTCCAGGCCAGACAGCCGTTGTCGTTTGCCATGAAGGGCGCTGACGACATTGAGTTCAAAACGCTCAAGGCGATGACCGAAGCCCGATACAACATCGGCTTTGGTGCTTGGTTTGCCGCGGCGCGGAGCACGTTCACCGCAGGATAAAAATCATCGCAACGGCTACCTCGCTCACTGCGAGCGAGGTAGCTTTTTTCTAATCGCCCAGGCGTACAACCAATCAACTTTAACGAGGTGTAAAAATGGCCAAGCAAACAGTCATGCTGCGGAGGAATTGGCCCGGCACGTTCAACCGATCGATCCGGGATAAGAACGGGAAAATCAAGAAGACTATTTCGTTCGAGCCTGGGGTTCCTGTTGATTTGACCGAAGCGGAACTCAAGGCTGTCTCTGGCGATATTGGAAACAGCTTGCAGTTGGTTGAGATTGATAAGGCTGGTGGTGCCAGGGTCGTTGTGAGCGACAAAGAGCGAGAAGAAGCTACGCGACTGGCGGCTGAAAAAGACAAGGCAATCGAGTCTTTTCAGCAGCAGATCGCCGGCTTAGAAAAAGACTTAGCCGTCGCCGCCGAACTCGCTTCCAAGCAGCAAGAAGAGATTGCGAGCCAACTGGAAGTGATTGCCGAGTGGGAAGCGTTGGCCGACGAAGAAGACGGAGACGACGACCCCAAGAGTGACGCGGCCGACTAGCATCCTGCTGTAGTCGCCACTGCAAAATGTGAGATTGATTTATGGGAAGCTTTGTCGACGAACTGCTGGGCGATGACTTCGATTGTCGATTCGACGACTTCAAAGAAGAAGTGGTGCGCAGAAAGCATGGGAATCCCAGGTACACCGAAAGTCTCTCGGCAATTGTTTCCCGCGATTCCAGGACAGCAGGTAGCGACACGACTCGGGGCGGACTTGAGCAGAGTAGGAAGCGAGTCCAGGTAGAACGGAAGTGGTTGATCGAAGTTGCTGCGAGTCAAGAAATCAACAGCGATGACACCTTTGTCATTGGTGATCGAGTCTGGAAAATCCTAGGCGATTCGATTGGCAGCGACGGCGGCTCCAAGACCTACGTCCTGGTCGCACGCAATAGAGGCGTTAGCCGGTTCCCGAGTTTGAATTCAGGAGATTGACGCAGGATGGCATTGGTTGTTTCCAACCTGAAATACTCGACGTTTGAGTATGCTCGCAATTTGCTTGCATCAGTGCCGACTCTCCTGGACGAAGTGTTTGGGGGCGTGAGTCCTTCGCAAGCTAAGGAGAAAATCTACTGGCTGGAGGCACTGGACTCAGGTGACGCAGAGGAACACGACATATACCCAGGCGACTCGGCGGACGAAAAGCCGGCGATAGAGCCAAGGCCGCGCGTGATCGTGGTAAGCAACGGGAGAAGCAGCCAGAGGATTGGCACTGGTGAGTGGAGTGGCACTGGTTCTCTTTGGTTTGTTTTTGAAATCCCTTCGCCCGCCGAGCACCTTGTCGATCCGGAAGTTGACGATTCAGAAACCCAACGGATTAAGGCGAGAAATCGAAAGGAATGGGGATCGGCGATTGCGTCTCGAATCGAGTCGGAATTGCAGGTGAATTCGGGGCGCAGCGATGGTGCATTGAATCCGTTCTTGAACATCAAGACCATTGAGCTTGCAGTTGAACCGGGAGATTCAGAAGAGGAGGAAATAGAACAGTTCATTGCTTTTGCGCTTATTGTTGGATGGGAATAAGGACACCGAAGCATGACGCGAGTAGGCCCAATCGGCCCGTTGATTCCTCCGATGATTTGGATCGTCGATGTTCCAACTCGCGCAGAAGATATTTCCAAGCGGCATCACAATCGAATCGTAAAAGAGGCACTCCGAAACACAATGGCGCGGTTTCACGCCGAAAAGATTCCAGATCGATTTAAGCAAAGCGCGAGGCAGCGACTTGACCATGCACCTAGAAGCGAGCGGTACAAGCGATACAAGCGAAGGAAGTTTCGATCGACAATCGATCTGGTCAAAACAGGACGTACCCAGCGATGGATGACTAGGGCGTTTAAGTTGCGAGTCGGAGGCACGGCATCCGGCAACAACCTAAAGGCCAACTTGATTCTGACGTTTCCGTTCAAGGGCGGAAGTGGCCGTTTCAAAAAACGAACACACCAGGCGGTCAACATCGCCAACATGATTTTGGAAATTCAGCGTTTTGCAAATGAAGAACCAGCTATTTTGGCTGCATGGTTCAAAGAAGAATACATGAAGCTAGCCGATGAGTTTCGTTCAACTCGCAAGAGAATCAGAATACAAGGATAGGCAAGGTCAATCATGGGCAATCGATTCAGCATATATCCGGCCAGCTTTATTCACGCTGGCGGAACGCTTAACCTACCGCAGATGCGAAGCCAGAGCCTCAGGCGAAACGGCTCTTTCAATGCGATTCGCCCGGGCGGCTCGCTCGACAACAGCGCCTACATTCTGTCGACGGCGAACCCAACTTGCGGCATGTCAACAAGGGACTTGGCAACGGTCTTGTCGAGCGTGTCGATCACCAACGGGCTGTATTGCAACGGCGGACACGTGATGCGGTGGCAGAGGCGGTTGTCTGGCGGTGCATTCGACCCAACTCTGTCGCATACGACACAAACAACCCCACGCGGTTTCTTGAACATCGCGCAACTTGAAGTGGACATCGACAGCACTACCGGTGCTGAGTGTGCGCTGGAGTACACTCCACTTTCTTTGGCGGGAGAAAATCCAGTCTCCACGGCTTCCGGTGTCGCGTTGGGTGGCGTTGCTCCGGCCTTCAACTCCGCTTACTACATGGGCGGTGCCTGGCTTGGTGCAGCGCAACTGACTGGCCTGATCCGGGCAAGGGTCGTGCCCGGCATCACGTACAGCGCTCGCCGTTCTGACGGAGGCGTGTTTCCGCGAGCAGACTGTTCGTCGATCGTGGCCCGAGATCCATCCATTCAGCTCGACTTCCTTAACGTCGCTATGATTAGCACGACGCTCGGAAACTTTTTTGCTTCGGCCATGCCGGATAGCTTGAGCGTTTACTTTCGGGCTGGTGCCATTAGCAACGATGGCCGCGTCCCGACGTCTGTGGCGTCCCATACCAGAATCACCGCCTCGGCGGGAACCTGGGGGCCGGATGATGTTTCTGTGAGCGACGAAAGCGATGGTGTCGTGACGGTGTCGATCATGCCTTCCCAGCCCCTGGCGATCAACTTGACCAGCTTGATTCCGTAGCGGAAAGATTGTTTGATGATTGGTATTTACGTTCCAGGATCGCAAGCCTGCGACCAAGACGCCCTTCGTGCGATAGGTTGCAGCTCCCTGTTCGATGCCTTGGCCGCCCCAATGTTTGTCGATGCGGCGATCGAGGGTCCAGACGGCGGGACCGGACGATTGGCTTACATCGACAGCCATGCGACTGGCAGTCGCCCCATCGTGACGGTGGACATGCAGACTCAGCAATGGAGCGAAGCTGCACGGTGCGGAGAATTGAAACGCGGTCGATACTGGCTTGGCGTTTGGTCGGATGCAAAACCTACGCCAATTGATTTGTGCCGTCCGACCACGTGCGATGGAACGCCCATGGAGCTAGGCGACGGCAATGAGTGGGTCATCCCCATTGCGGATTTCCTGCCGAAGCGGCTCACGGTCGACAAAGACACAGGCAGCCAATGCGAAGTTGTGAAAGACGAATATCTCAAATTCACAAAGAGAGCGAACAGCCTGTTCGAGCACTTCTTGAGCGAAGGTTTTTTGAAGGCCGTGGATGAAGGGTTGGTTGCTCATGTGCCCGAAGGACTTTCGTTTGCAAGCGACGCATTGGAGATCAACTACCGGGTCAATTGCGACCTGGTCGACCTGCTTGGTCTGGTAGGCCAGTACGATGCGTTCGCCATCGCCGAGGCATCGACAGGCATCCAGATGATTCGTGCTGCGGCTCAAAAAAAAACGCTGCTATCGGAGATTTGCGCAGCCTAAACGCGGAGCTTTATCGGCGAGGAATGCAAGGGTCAGGTTACTGTCCTACGCTGTTTGATATCGGCCACTTCGTTTACAGAGAGGAAAAGCGGAATGGCTAAAGAAGATGTCAACATCAAGGTCAGTGCCAACGTCGCCGAAGCGATTCGCATGTGGCAGGCGATGGAGGAAGGCCCCAAGGGCATGGCCGACGAGCTGGATAAGCTTGGGCGCAAGGGCAAGAAATCCGCAAGCGGAATGTCTGGAGAGTTCAGCAAGCTTGTCGGCCAATGGGCATCGGTGGCCGCCGGCATCGTCGCCGCCAAAAAAGTCCTCACCCTTTACATCGAAGCCCAGGCCGAATCTCTTCGCATGACTCGCGATGCAACCGTCCCTGTGGATGAGTTGTCTCGGCGTTTGCAAGTGCAGTCGGCTACGAGCAACACGCAAGCAGAGGCCGCCAGGAAGGCGGTACTGGATACTGCTGTAAGGCGAGGCGTGAATCCTGGAGAAGCCTTCGGCCCCGCCACGCAGCTTGTGTCGTCGGGATTTGATGCTAACGAAGTCACGGAAGGTGGTGCGCTCGATGAATTCTTGAAGCTGCTGAGCGCCACGAACGCCACAGGCGAGAACGTCGATTCGTCCGAGCTTGCGAAAGCGTTAGTGCAGTTCCTCAAGGCCACCCAGCAGGAGTTTA